AGTTGAAGTTTGTAGTGAGTGCCATATAGATCTATTTATACACATTATACCATAAAAAAAGGGAGCCGAAGCTCCCTTTGAAAGGCCGGGTGGTCCCGGCTCTTTTTTCCGTCTCTTAGGCGAGGATGTTGTCCACGCGGAAGATACGATAGTACTGGTTAGTACGTGCAGTGGCCAAGCCGTCAGCAGGCGAGGTACCAACGAAGGGGTTGGAAGCCATGCCATAACGGGTCTTAAAGCCAATTTTCGGCTGGAAGGTGTCCTCACCAACAGCACGAACCATCGTCAGAGGAACGTACGGGCAGTAGAACAAGCCAGCGTCGTAGGGGTTTGTACCCTTGTAACCAACAGTGACGTAGTCACCAACAGCATACGGGTCGATGTAGACACGTGTGCGGCCGTTCAGGACACCAGCAAAGGTGTTACCTGTGTCGTCAACTTGCAGGTTGGTCGACATAGCCGGAGCATAGTCGAGCATGCCAGAAGCAGCCAGGGCAGAAGCAACGTCGCTCGAGCACATGATAAAGTTAGCTTTACCACGACGTGTCTCTTTAGCAACGGTGTTAGCTTCACGCTCGATCTGCATGATCAGACCCTTGAACTTCTCAACGCTCCAACGGCCATCGGCGTCGGTCGAGAGGTTGAAGATACCTTTGATCTGCAGGCCGTCTTGGCGAGCACCGATCTTGGCTTGCGAGTTGATCGTACGAACAACTTCACGGTTGATTTCAGCCAGGATTTCGGTCGACAGGATGTTGGCCAACTCGGTCTCGGCGTCCAGACCATGAATAGCTTTCAGGTCTTGAGCCAATTCCAAGGTGTACTCAGCTTTCAGAGCACGCGACTTGGCAGTAACGGTAGCCTTCTCGATGGTGAAACCCATTTCAGCAAAGGCTTCGCCAGTGCTGCCCAGAGCTTCAGCTTCTGTCGTGGTGTAAGCGTCACCGGTAACAGGAACGTAGGCGCTGTCCGAGTCAATGATCGAGCTGTCAGCGTCGGTGTCAGTAGCACCGTACAAGCCCGAAGGACCGTTAACAGAAGCGTTCATGCTAGCGTTGGTCGAGTCACCAGAGTAACCGACTTCAGCTTCGTTGAACAGAGCTTCTTGGTTGTTGCTAACGCCAGACTTGAGAATGTTGTTCTTGTAAACACTCTTCATGGCGAAGATCAAGCCTGTGGGACCAGACATCGGCTGAACGCCACAAATGTCATAAGCCATCAGGTTAGGCATAGCACGACGAACCAGGGCGATCAGGACCGGATCCCAGTTGTCAGCAGCACCGGTAGCGGCAGTGCCGGCACCAGCAGCGTTAGCGGGCGTCTCGTTGAGCATACGCTGCTCACGGAAAGCCTTCTCTTGGTTCTCAAGGATAGCGGCTGTAACAGCTCTACGATGTGCATCCTTGATTTCACCGGCCGACGATTCGTTCAGAACCGGGGCCCACTTTTCGATCAATTTATCGAATGATTGCATTTGGATTCTCCCTTATTTGGCAGAGGTTTTCTTGAGTGCCGAGAGGTATTGAGCCATCGAGCCAGTAGAGGCGATAGATGATTCACCGTCTTCGTCTTCTACGATCTCTTGTGTAGACTCAGTAGCCTTCTTCGTGAAGTACGATTCCTTAACGGTCTGAACTTTCTTAGCGAAAGTCTCAGCGTCTTCGAAATCAACGTCTTCAACCAAAGACTTCAGTTTCTCGACTTGAGTTTCGGCGAGATCACGAGAGGCTTCGCGGATGACTGCATCACGCTTGTATGTCTCAAGTTCCTCGGCCATTGCGATTGCGTCAGCAGTTGTGCTGTTGAGCTTCTGCTCAAGATCATCAACTGTTTCGGCGAGTTCGTCAACTAGGTCGACCTTAGCTTCCGGCACTTCGATGTAAGACTCAGTGAACAGGTCTTTCAGGCCTGTCATGAACTTCTCAGCGATCTCAGCGCGTAGGCCAGACTGGATAGCGACTTGGTTGTCTTCCATCCACTTTTCAACCACGTAGTTCAGGTAGCTGTCAACTTTCTCGACGAGATCTTCCTTCGTAGACCTGACTTCTTCAGCCAACTCTTCGTTGTACTTCTCTTCGAGTCTGTCGATCTCTTCGGCCAGCTTCGATTTGATAGCGGCTTCAAAGATAATTTCAGCTTTTGTTTTGAATTCTTCAGACAGAGTAGCTTCGTCTTCTACCAAAGCCTTGAGGTCTTCAGAGAAATCAGCTTGGTACTCAAAGTCGGCTTTTTCAGCAACGGCTTCTTGTTCTTCGGCTTCGGTCTCTTCGGCCATGACTTTAGATAGCAAAGCAGCCAGGTCTTCCTTCTTCATGCCAGACATCTTGGTGTAAGCAGCATTGATCATGCCGGCTTTTGTACCAGGAAGTTTAGGCATCGGATCCTGTTTGGTTTGGTCACCCTTGCGCTTTTTGGCTGCACCGGTGGCGTCACCTGCTTTATCGACAGAAGCGACTGACTGAGCTTCAGCGTTTTTAGGATCGTGTACGGCTTCCATAACTTCGTTGTCGTCATGGAGCTCGGATTGATCCAAGTCTTTCTCAGACATATCAGACTCCTTATTTTCTAGTTTTGAGCAACGAGAGGAAATTCTTGAACTCACGAACCTGAGCCTCGTAGAGACCCTTCCGCGGAGCTTTCTTAATTTCAGTCTCCATCTTTTCAATTGTCCTGGCTTCGATGATACCGTTATTCCAGACCCACTCAACACCTTCCATGATTCCATTAACAAATGCGTTAGGCGCTGATGGATCTTGCACGATGTCTACCGCGTTGAGAAGGAAGTCGTCTTTGACTACATTCACGTTACCACGCCGCTCAAGACTACCCATACCACGAGTTGAAACCCCTAGTTGTACACCGCCTTCGAGTAGACCTTGAACGATCATACCCATTGGAGTATCCAAGATAGTGGCTTTTCCTACAACATCGTTTCCTTGCCAATTCAAGGCTTCGATCTTGTGAGAAACTTTATCAAGGTTGATTGTCGGGCCTTCCGGATGGTTCAGCTCTCCGACAGCTCTACCTTTTGAAACCTGCTCTACATTATACTTCTGTACAGCAGATTCCATAATTCCACGGGGATAGATTCTACCGTTACGGTTTTGCTGCTCAGCCTGCGCAAACACGCCTTCGATGGAGTACTTCTTACCACCACCATCTTTGGCTTCAGTTAGCACTTCAAGGTGCTGATCAGTAAATTCCGCAATAAGCTTCATCTTTAATCCCTGTACTGTTTAATAAATTCCGTAGCAGCCTTCACTGCATCGTTCTGTGATTTGAAGTCATCGAGCATGTCGCCATCGACATAAGCTTCAAATCTACCAGAGTTCTTACGGACCTCAACCTGAAACCCATCCACTTTCTTAGAATAAACAGGTTTTTCTTTCTTTGTTCGAACGTCACGAAAAGTTTTCATATCTTGACATTTCTGCTAATTATTTATAAAAAGTAATATTTCAACTTTTACTGTTTTTCGTCATCATCAGAGGTTTAATCTTCTTCCTCTTCAGATACCTCATCTTCCTCAGACTCATCGTCTTCTCCTTCAAGTGCAGCGTCAAGCTCCTCATCACTCATGGCGGCAAGCTCTTCGTTTTCTTGATCGGCCTCTTCGCCGTTATAGATCTGACCTGCAAGTTTAACCTTTGCTTGGTCAAGAACTTCTTGAGTTTTGATACTCATCACTTGTCCAAAGACTTCACTTGCTTTATTATAATCTTGATCCAAAGCGTGTTGAATCAGGTCTTTGATTTCACTCATTTAATTCTCCTAAAATTTTCTTGCTGCTGTTTAGCAGCTTCATAATCAGCCACCGGAAATGACTGTCCATTACTATCTTGTTCTGGTTGTTCTTCAGACTCTGGTTGCTGCTCTTCTCCATCGCCACCAATCTCACCAGAACTCTTTTCATCCTCAATCTGTTTCTTAATGTCTTCAACCTCATCTTGAGTAAACATAAGAACGTTTTTATAGATGAACTCTTTAGAGAAAAACTCACCAACATAGTTCTGTATCTGATCAAGCATCTGAACACGCTCACGCAACAACTCAGCGTCACGCAACTCAGTGAAGTGATTGTCACGAACAAAGTCGATCGAGATATCGTTCTTCCACTCGTTCCAGTCTTCTTCAGTGATGATGCCCTTGAGAATCAACTGTTTCTTGAGAATACCATAGAACAGATGTGCAAAGCGTCGACGTAGCCGATCGATAAACTTCTGAAACTTCAACTCGTCACG